CCCATTTCAAAGATAGCCTTACGCTTACCATCGCTACTTAGAATAGCGTTTTCAGCCATAACCTTATCTTCACTTCTTAGGCGGTCATCTGCCAATATGGAAATCAATTCGTTTCTGTTCTGTTGCATATCCGTACTAACTTGCTTACCATATCCGATAAGGCGTTCAATTACGCTGTCATTACGCAATACATCAACTTCATTGGCTGCATCTGCCAAGGCTCTTCCACGAATCGTATCTTTCGTAGTTATCTCACTTTTTGCACGGAAGAACTCAATACCCAATTTTGGGTGGTTCAAAAGGTAGTCTAATTCCTTTTGATTCCGGCAATAGTAAGTACAAAACGGAATATCGTTGAACTCCCCAAGTTTGTAGTTCGCTACCTTTTCAGCATAGGCAAACTTAAAATGGATTGGTTTTACAGGATATTCTCCGTTTTCATTCTTAGGTTTACTTTCATCACGGAAAGGAGGAATGTGGTAACGACCTGTTTTGTGGTCAAAACTACCAAAGTCCAAGAACTCTCTACGCAAAGAAAAGAATACAACAGGCTCATCTAAATAGTCCTCAACCCGATATTGTAATTCAGGGTTAATGGCTCTATCAGCAACTTCTTTTGCCTTGCTGTGCTGTTCTGCAATTTGTACTACACGAGGACCAATGCTATCTTGGATAGCCCTTAATTGGTCAAGTGAAATTACGACTGGCTTACCATCTTTATCCTGAATAGTAATTTGCCCAGTCAAAGAATTATCGTGAACTTCCTTTTCAGTCAAAGGCAATTCACCTTGCTTATTACCTCCGTTGCTTACGGGGTTTTTGCCTTCATTCGGCTTCTGATTCTGTGACATATCTGTTTTTATTGAAAGTTAATAGTTGTATTGGTATTCCGGGGAGGATTTTAATGCCCTCCCCGGGTGTTCACCAATTAAACACGAATTACTGGATTGTAATCAATGCAGAGTACTGTGGTGCTTCGAACTGCAAGCCCAAAGAAGAACTCATTCCAAATTCATAGAAGTTGTTCAAAGTAGGACCGCCATTGTTACGAGGCTCCAAAGTCCAAGCAGAATCATACCCTAACAGTTTTACTGTTTTGATATTTTCTTTTTGGAGTACGAAAGCGTAGTTTTCCCAAGCAGCAGGGTAAGAAGAACGGTCTTGGAAACGCAAGTTTGGTACAAGTACCGCAGAAGCAGAACCAAGGTCAATCTTATTCAGGTTCAATTTAGCAACCATATCGTTAGGAGTGTAACGAGTAAGGGCAGATTTGAACTGCTTAGAAAGTTGAAGGATACGAGTAGGTGTAGCGAACAAGAATTTCTCCTGACCTAATGGACCACCCATAGTGTTCAATAATGAAGCCTCAACAGCATCACCGAAAGAACTTACAGGAGTAGAAATAGTAGGAGAACCTGCGGCCAACATTTCGTTGAGGATACCACCCATCATCTTAACACGGCTACCATCAGCCAAGAACATCATGCCTTTCTTACCCATCCACAACTGGTTGGACATAGAAACACGGAAGTTCTGCAACATACGGTCACGCTCTTTTGCAAGGAATTGGGGCAGGTAGTTGTTGGATTTGTACTTCAACATCTCAACAAAACCATAACGCATACCGATAGACAACAGGTAAATGTAGTTGTATTTACGCTGTAAGTTCAAACGATAGTAGTTAGTAATGTTGGTAGAAGAATCACCTTCAACCTGAGAAGCGAAAGTCAAAACATCACCAGCACCGATAGCAGGAAGGCTATCATTCTGCATTGGAGTAACGGTAATTACATTACCAACAATGGCTGTAACTGTACCCTGCTTGTTGTTAGGGTAAGTCAATACCATGTTCAAGGTAACATTATCACCTGAAACCAAGGTAACATTCTGAGTGGTTGGCCAAGTAACGGCAACGCTTGATGCATTTACTGGTAAACCATAACGGTCATAAGGAGCCTCGAACCACTCATGTTCATCGGAAGTTTTTTGTTCCGGAGTTTTGTCCATAAGAAGTTTCAAATCATAGAACTGCTGTGGGGCAGAATCAACGATTTTGTTGTAAACAATTCTTTCAAGAATCGCTTGCTCACGACCTGTGAGTTGGCCCCAAAAGGAACCAAGGGGGTTAGCGGAGTTATTATTATACGCCGCATTGGGTGGGGTGTACTGTGTACTTGCCATTTTCTGTGCTAAAAGTTAAATTGTTAATCTCGAAGCCATGCTGGAATGTTTGCCATTTTCGGGTCTTGCAGTTCGTTTCTGCCACCTTTCTCATCGTTAATGGTATCTCTCCCACGGCTTACCACTCCGGCAAGTTGGTCACTAAGCTCCTTGTTCTTCTGTTGCAACTTAGAAAGTTTCTTAGCGAGCCTGTCAATCTCCGTAGGAGCATACTGAATTAACGCAAGTTTCTTAGCAGCGTCTGCCCGATATGTGCCATCCTTATTGAAAAACTCAGAACCTAAACCGCCACCTGTCAATGTTTTTTCGAGTTTTTTTAACTCTTTTTCATCCATGCCAGGGAAGTCGGCTTTGACCTGTTCAAGCGAACTGAGTGCGGAATCCCTAAAGGTTTTCACCTTTTGTTCTTGGACACGCTTTGCCTCAGCAACCTGTCGGTCATTCTGTTGTTTGTCAAGTCGGAAAGCCTTCTCGGCAACCCTCAACAAGCGTTGGACTTCTCGGGAATCGGGGTCATCCTCGTATTCCTCACGGGTCAATTCATCTGGTGCGTAGGCTTCGATTAACGCCCATTTGTCTTGACTTTCCAAGTCCTTATTAAAATCAAGTCTTAAAGCAGGAGCAGTCTTTATTGCGTCTTTCCAATCCTGTCCGTTGTTGTAGGCTTCAATAGCCTTAACAATTTCAGGAGGCATTTCAGCAAAGGCTGTTTCTATTTCTTCCTTGAATTTTTCTAACTCTGTGGCTTTTTGTGCATTTGACCTCTGTTTGTTGTACGCCTCAACGAGTTTAGCGTAACCTGCAGGAGTGCTCACATCAAAGCCAAGTTTTTCTTTTACATACTTCTTTGCATCGGATTCATCCTTGAAGTTTACCTTAGAACCTTTCTTTGACTGAAAGATACTTGGTTCATCATCATCTTCCTCTTCCTCTGTTCCTACCTCTGTTTCAGGTTCATCTTTTGCAGGTGGTGTTTCAGGTTCATCCTGATAGTCCTGATTGTCATTGTCAGGAGTGGAAGGTGGTTCGTCTGTTATTGGAGGCTGTGTTTCTGTTGTTGTACCATCTCCAAATATCAAGGCAAATTCCTCGGGGGTCAGGTCATCCGCAAAGGGATTATCCTGCATAGCAGCCCTTACTTGTGCTTCTTGTTCAGGGCTAAAAGTTACTTGTTGTTCTGACATACTTTGTCCATTATTTTAGACAAAGTTATATATAATTTTTTGTTCGTACAAAAAAGTGGACAGGCTATAAAAAACAAATGCCCGGGTTGCTGAAGCCCGGGCACTCTTTCGTTTTGGTAGTCTTAGTACATTCCACCAGACATTTTACCGCCTTTCATGGCTTTTTTTGCCATGCCTACTACTTTTTTCATAGCAGATTTTTTGGCAGGAGCACTTTTCTTAGCAGTCTTTTTACCGCCACCAGTACTCATTTTCATTTTTGAAACGGACATTTTCATATAAATAGAAATTAAAAGTTACATTACTTGGTTTGGAGCACCGCCACCACCACGAGGTTGTTGCCTACTTGCTATTTGTGCCTCGGATTTCATCATTGTTTCCATCAACTTAGCATCCCTGTTGTCTGCCATATTCTGATTGGCATTCTCCATTTGTGCTAACTGCATCAACTGATTATCAACCTGCTGTTGCTGTGCCTGTGCTTCCATTTGCATTCCCTGTGCTGCCATTGCCTCTTCCTGCTGTCTTGCAATTTCTTGCTTCATTTTCAGGTATCTGCGACTTGCACTATATACCTCTGAAGGAGTACAAAGGTTGAGAATCTTACTAACCGTATTTTCGTCAAGCAACTGCATTTGAAGTAACTGCATCGCAATAACATTACCTTGGTTAATCAACTCTTTTTCAGGTTCGCTACGCTGTAAACTAATACGGAAGTCAGCCAACAAATCTTCACTTGTGAAGCTAACTCTTTCAGCACCCTCATCCCCTACTGCATTAATCAAAGTGTGTGGACTATCGGCATATATCTTTCTTCCTCTGTTGGCAATACTTTGGTAAATCTGCTTGATACAATCCGCTAAACTGAAATAGAAGTCCTCCTGAATAAGAGTACCCCTGTTAATCATAGCCTGATTATTCCGTACAAGTTCTAAACTACCTGTACCCAACATCTGCTCATTTACACCTGTAATAGCCAATGCAGCAGTCTTAACCTGACCGATTGCAGCACTTAGGTATTGGAATCCACTTAAACTTGAACCAGGTAAATTAGCAACGGCATTGTTCAAACTGAACTTGCCATTTACAAGTACAGGGTCTCCATTACGGATATTCCTACGAAGTCCTTCTTCCCCTTCTTCCTCGTCAATTACGCCTCTGTCAATCAAAGTAATTGGAGGAGTAGCACGATTGATTTGGTGTTCCTGTGCTGACCAATAGCGGTTAATCATACGCTGTGGGTCAATCATAGAATCCAAAGGACTTACAACTAATCCATTCCAATACTCAAAGGTTTGAACCGCATAAGGGAACTTGGCACTACTTGGGTCTAAACTCGTTGTTTCCTGATAAGGCATTATGCCACTTTCAAGTACAATCGGAGACATATCTTCCGTATCACCCATAGGTCCACCTGCAACATCATAAACGAAAACACAATACCTGATTACATCGGCATTGAACTTTCTTTTCTTCTTATTGCCTCTACGCTTTCCTGTACCTTGGCTTAGAATCTTTTTGTACTTCTCGTCTGTGGCTTCAATTAGGTCTTTATCGGTGTATTTTCCACCTTCAAAATTTATTCTGACAAATAATTCATTACCCATTTCATCGGCAACAACACCATATTCATGTTCTTCAATATCACGCCAAAAAGCGTAATAAGTAGTAACTCGTCCAGTCTTGTCACCATTCCAAATGCCATTGTCAAATTGATCACCATTGTTTTGATAGTTGGCAATCTTCTCAATAGTTTCACACTCTTCTATCGTTAGGTCAGGATATTTCTCATAAATATAAGTAGGGTCAAGATATGCCTTATGCCCCATATACATAGAATCGGATAAATCATCCCTTTGAGCACTTATATCCCAAAAGAAGTATCTACTATCCAATCCCTCAAATACTTGGTGCCCGAAGTGTTCTTTGTTGAAAACAACACACATTCCTGAAGCACACAACTGCTTGGTCATCCACTTCTTTAACTTCCCGTTTACATCGTTTCTGTCAGCAACAACTTTGATAAGGTTGTTTACATCACGGGTAAGGGAATCAAAGTAATAACCATCAAATAGCCTTTCTGCGTCCTCGGGACCTTCTCCAATAGGGAATTGGTCTTGAAGCATATCCTTGAATATACCGCCCATTTCTTGGGCAATCTGTGAAATAACCATCATTTTGGTCATTTCTTGGTCACGCTTTTGCTGTACGCTTTCGCTTAAAGGTTCTGCCCTGTACTCAAAACTTGTACGAATAGCATTACCCACATATTGACGAAGTACGGGAGCCATGATATTATCCTGCCACCGAATACGCCCATTAGGTTGTCCACTTTCATCATTCAGGAATGTATCAATATCTTCATCCAACATCCACTGCCATTTCATTTGGTAGTTAGCCAAAAGAAACATCCAATTAGTGTCGGTTTTAACCCTGAAAAAATCCAGCCTCCAATCAAATACTCTGCTTATGATATAGTTCGCCCACGCTAAGTCGTACTCTTCGTTTTTCTTACCATCAATTCCGGTAATCCTGTTTGGTCTTACGCCTATTGTAGAGTAGTTCATCGTTCTTGTTTTTCTCTTTCGTGAGCCATATCCATTAAAGTTCGCCCTTTCATACCCTCAATTTCCACCTTTTTAGTAACTGTACGAACCCCATATCCTTCTTCAACATTTTTAATAATCGTTGGCAGTTCATCGTGTATTTTCACACACATTTCTACATACTTCTTGCGTTCTTCTGTGTCCGTAATTTCGTGCGGACTTCTATCTAAAAACACCATAAAGTCATCAAGAATCTTTTCTGCTGCCAACCTCGCCTTAAACCTCGCATTAGGATTAAACATTTCCATTCTGCGGATAGCGGAATTTACTTCTTCAGGGAACACACCACGCTTGTAGTTAGCATATTCCTCATCAGATACCCCAAGTCTTAGTCTATTGTTTACGCCATCGTATAACGCCCTTTCAGTAGCATTCTTACGCCTTACGCCCTCAGGTATTTCTGTTTTACTATAAGGACTGCAAGGACTTGCGTATAGCCACACAAAATACATTTGCCATGTTTTGAGTGACTTAAACTCATCAATGCGATTAAGTTCAGGATATTCTTTCCGTAAATCGGTAAGGATATACCTTTTGTCCTTATTTATGTTCGGGACAAAAAGTACATCCTCACCAAAGTTTACATCAGGTTTTTTGGTCGTAGCCCCCAAACCCCTTTCTTGCGAAGGATTCTCCACTTGTAGAGATTCGGGATGCTTTCCCATTTCTTCCTGTGGAGGCAGTTCAACCATTTTTTATATACCCGATTAATTACGGACGAGCCAAGTAGTCAGCAGTTGTACCAGCACCAGAGAATGTGTTACCCCATGCACCAGCAAACAGAACATCTGCGGTAGAATCAACATATACAACAGCGGTCTTATTGACAACCTCGAAAGTACCTGCGGCATTCTCTACTTTCTCAGTGTATAACACTTCGTAAGTATTGTAAGAAGCGGCAGTCAGGTTAGACAAAGAAATACCTGTGTTGGCATTGATGATAGAAGGACTACCTTCTGGCTGAATAAGAGCCTGTGATACAGTCTGAGTAACAGCCAAGTTGATAGTAGCATTGAAGCCATAAACTTGAGTACCTAAGTTACCGAGGTTACCCTGAATAACCAAGTCATTTGCAACATTTGATGCAGTGTAAGTACCCTGAGAATCGGAAGTGATTTGGGCTGCAATAGCAGTTACCAAAGTAGCGATTGAAGGAGCAACTGCACCAGTGTTGTAAATAAAGGTACTTGGGTTAAGTCCACTTACAGGATCAGGATAAACTCTGACAATGTACTGAGTAGAAACAGTTGGGGTTACAGCACTCGTGTCAAGACGAATTGCTTGGAATTGACCAGAAGATGGAGCGACAACAGCGTTATCTACTACATCAACCCATTTGATACTTCCACCCCAAGCAAGAGAACCTGCGGTTACGGTAGAATCCACAACAGTTAATTCACCATTTGCCAGAACTAAGTCTGCGGCAACGGATGGGTTGGTGTTCAAAACACCTACGAGAGAATAATTTTTTAAAGCCATTTTTTGAAAATAAATAGTTGAACTTATGACAAAGATACAACTGTCTAAATTACTATACAAAAAAATCTTATAGCACCTACTCCTCCAAGTTTCTGTCCCTAACCGCCTTAGACTGACTTAATACCCCAAATTTCTCCTCATCCCTCGGTTTCATATCTTGTAGCCATATTTCCCGAACGCCAAGTCTGTACTCCTTTATCATCCCCTCCAATGCCCTCAACTCCCGTAACAGATGCCTCGCCTCCTTGGGACACCTCGCCTTGGTTTCCACCGCCGTCACCTCCGGAGTCAATCTCGCCAATACCCCCACTAATTCCAAATGAACTGACATCAACTCCCGTAACTTTACTGAGGTGCTGTCCAACTTCCGAATTATTTTGTTCTGTAACTTTCTCTGACCTATCTCTGTCATACCTATATTTCGATTTTATTGCATTATCTGCCTCGGCTTCCTCAACAATTAACTGAACCCGAAGCCTGATTTTCAACATATTACATACCTTCAATATCTCGTAATGACTTAAAGGCTTGGAGTTTACACTCTCCGTTACTAACCACAACCGCAAATCATCATACCTTACCTGTGTCGAAGCCATCAAGCGTAGAGGATTCACTTTGAACTCCTGCATACGCTTGATTATCAACTTCTTTAACTGCGTATTGTGCAGTATTAAATCAATCTTATTGGGGTCGGTCTTACTGTCCTTTAGCAAAACGGTGTTGCATTACATTGAATTTCGCTGTTTCCAATGCACCAATTACCTCAAAAGCACTAATCGTGTTCGGATAATTTGGGTCGGAGCTATCAATTCTTAACTGCATTCCAATACTGCCATCTTTGTTAATCGTTCTTTCAAACACAAAGAAGTCCACTCTTTCCACGCCCTCGGGCAACTTTAGTTCCTCTGGGAACTGATTTACTGAATTTTCCATATACTTAACTTAAACTTGTTACACGCCTTAAATTACCATAAGCATCTCTGCTAAAAGTAGTCTTTACACTCCTTGGTGCATTCTCATCCGTAAATTGTGGATACCTACTGCTACTCGCATACAACTGAGAAGCCATATAAGCATAAGTCTGACTAAACAAAATATCATCATAGTGCTTTTTTAGATTCTCCGCTTGCCACTTTACTCCGCCATTTGGTGTCGGTTTCTCAACAAAAGTTTTTAACTGCTCAAAGGTTTCCTCAATAAATATGTTATCCGCATAGTTGTTATACAACTCGGTCATCTTATTGATAATCTTACCCTTGGTTGCTGATTTATTGCTAATACCTACTCTTGCCCCATCTATGTGCATCATAGGATTCAACTCCTTGTTGAAAATAACATTCTTGTCAAATCCCTTTCTCTCCCTAAATCCTATATAATCCGCACCAATGTTGTACTCAATCAACTCGGGAACACCCCTCCAATCCTTCTTGTCATAGTACAACCCCATCAATAAACTCTGCTGATAGCATTCCACAAAGTTTGTTACCCTCCAAAACAACTGACAACTAACCGTATTCCATTCAGCATCCCATATAGCACTCGCAAACTTACTATGCCCACTTTCTGTGTTAATAGGGTCAGTCCCCTGAAAATACCTGTACTTCCAATTCTTTTCAGGCTCATGGAACATAATTATTGGCGGATCTTCCTCCTTACTCATAGGCACGAATATCACCCCAACTACTTTGTATGGCCAATCATTAATATCCGTTGTAGGACTATTGGTATCAAAAACAGGCTCAAACCTACCATAAATCGGTCTTGCACTTTCCTCCAAACTCCATATACGCTTCAGGTGTGCATTACAAGTAGCAATAGGAACTAATGTATTCACACTCCTGATGAACATATCGTCAATATGAACAGGATATGCCGCATGAAATTGTGCTATTGTAGCCTCTCGGTCTGCCCCTTGTTTGCTATACGCATTCCTTTTCTCGGTTTCATAGAAATCACCCTGTATTCCTGGCTTACAAAACGCATCCAAAAACACAGGAATAATACCATACTTAAAGTTTCTGTCCCTCCAATTCGTTAGTGCTGCCTTAAACTCGGTTTCAAAACTATCCGTTTTCATTTCACCCCCTGTTCCCCACATAAACAACTGCCTTCTATACTCAATCCTCTTGGTTTCAGGATTAAAAATAAACATCGTGGGTCGGGATTCATTCACCATTTTGGTAAGTACGGGAATGTTTCCAATCTCATCTATAAGTACCAACTGCGGACTACCTGAGTTTACAGCAGTAGCACTTGGGGGAACTACCTCTATCTTACTATTTGCCCCTGCTACCCTACCCTTAACTTCTTTTAAGCCAAACTTCAACTGCCTTTCAGCATCACTAAAACTGCTTGGAACAAGATAGTGTGGAGTTTCACTTATGGGATACTTAATCTTATCCTCAAATACACTTCGGGTTTTACTATCATCCTCACAAATGTACTTGGTAAACCACTCCCTGCGGTACATAGTCTTGGAAGCAGCACCCATTCCCAAAATACTCGTAATACCCAACTGCCTCATCTTGCCAATAACAACTGACAATCCGCAATCAAGTAGGTACAAAAGTAGTTTCTGTGCCTTGTAGGGTTCTATTCTTCTCCTGCCTCCATCAAAACTACCATCCTTTAACCTGCCATTCTTGTAAACATAGTACAGGCTATTCTCCTCATACCTACGCTTTTCTGACAAACAGAAATCTACCTGCTCGTCAATGGTAAGGGCATTGTTAATGTCATACCCTGCCATGTACCAATCCTCTGCCTGTTGGCAATAGATATTGAATTTAGAATACTCTGTGGCATAACTAAACCCCCTTGGAAACCAACTATCAACCCAACGAATAAATTGTGGGTCAAAGTCAAATTTATCATCATTCCTGTACGGAATCCAATCCTCTTTCTTAATTACACCCCCTCGGTAAATAACCTCTACGCTTTCCTGCTCCTGCTTTTTCCTTTCCTCGGTTACAATTACCGTTGGCTCATTCTTGAACTTACCCTTGACAACCTCAACATGGTTATCACTAATCTGTTCAAATAACTGCTTGGTGTGGGTTTTGCCAAACTTCTTTTCTAACTGCTTGGCAATATACTTCTGTCTTTTTTGCCGTTCTTTCTGCTTGCGGTTGTAAAGTATTTCCCCTGGCATATAGTCAGAATTACTAACTACGCCCTGCCTTTCAAGTTCAACAACGAATGCAGTAGGCAATACACTTTCAGCCCCGTGTTCACTTAAAAGTGAATACAAGTCCCCTAAGTTCTCTAATAAAACTTTACCGTATTTGTCGTTCCCTGAAGCCATTTGGACTATTCTGTTTCAAGCCTACCGGAATTCCGGGCTGAATACAGAAGAGCCATAGTGTGCTTAAAGAGTTCATCAGTTGCCCGAATGTCACTATCAATAGTGTTCTTGCTGTATTTGAAGTTCTCAAGTTCCTTCATCAAAGCAGAAACACCATGGACTATGAAATCAAGGTTCTCCACATCTACGCTGACTTTTAGTTTCCTTCCCGTATTTTCATCTATGCTCACCTCAAAATTTGAAGTGCGGTGCTTTACTTTCACACCTTGGGGTTTTACCTCTGTCATAAAGTTATATTATTACTTCTTGTTCAATACTTTCTCAATCCGCTTGAAAATTACATCTTCAGCAGACTGTCCATTGAGGAGAACACGAACCAAAATACCACCAAAGAACTTAATGTTTCTGGTAATCTTACGGACTTTCTCGTCAATTTCCTTGTCAGACTTAACGGTAATGGTACGAGCAACAATGCGACCATTCACATTAATATGAATTGTAACTGTAATAGGAGTGCTTTCCTTTTCAGTTTCAACAACGGTTTCGATATTTTTAGCCTTTGCCATAACAAACTATTTTTTCTTGTAAGGGTATTTTACTTCGACTTTTGTTAATTGAGACTTGGTTTTATTACCATATTGTGCAGGGTATTTTGTTCTTGTTGTATCCCCTGACTTCGTTACGGTAGTTGTGTTTTTTATCAACCTTGCTGATGTCTTAAGTTTTGGAGTAGAACCTGTTACACCTTTAGGGGCTACACTTTTGGTAGGTTTGGGACCATAAGGAACAAATGAAGTGGTCTTTTTCAAAGTTCCTGCTACTCTGGTTTTTGATTTTGGATCATCAAGTTTTTTCATGTGTCTAAGATAAATTTTTACCAAAGGTAAGAAAAAATATTTTAGCAAAAATGTAACCTTTGTTTGGAAAACTCGTAGTGTAGATATAACTTTGTTCCGTTGTTACGGTGGTGCGTAAACAATGTGTAGCAAAAGGAATTGTCATTTATGACTTTTGAATACCCTTGAGGATGCACCACCCCTTGAGGGTTTTTCATTTATGGTAGTTTACAAAATCACAAACACAGTCACCGGAACGGTTTATTTTGGTTCAACACATAGTTTTGGATACAGAATTTTGATTCATAAAGAGGATTTGCATAATAAAAAGCACCACAACTATAAACTTCAAAAGGACTATAATAAGTATGGCAAAGATGCTTTTAAGTATGAAATCATAAAACATTTCTCAACTAAAGATGATGCAGAAAAGTATGAGTATAAACTCATAAACAAGCACGAAAACATTTACAATATTCAAAAAGAATCTTATGCTTTCCCTGACCTTGAAGGTAAAACCAGAATGACAACATCCAAAAATGGATGCACAATAGTTTCAAAAAAGTTCACGCCTTACAAAAAAATTAAGAAGAAAAAGAAGAAGTCGAATGGTAAATCAATTGCTGAAAAGCAAAAAGAACGAGGACTGAAATTCAAAAGAAATGGAAATGAAATATAATTCAGTGTAACTTTAATATCAATATCACTAATAGCAATAAAATGAAAACACCCCAAAAACCTGTAACTTTCACCGCAAAAACTCGTAGTACAGATATGAATATCTTTGCACAGGCATTTAAGAATTGGGATGAAAACAATAAACTCATGAAGCCAAACAACGAATTTAAACTAATTGGTTTCGTATCAAGGGAGTGGTGTGAAAACATTGGAACCTGTCAACCTCAATATGTATTCACCAAAGAAGAACTTGATAATGCAGAAAAGCATTCACATGGATTTATTAAAGAACTTTACGGAACCATGTACTACCTGAATCCACCACTATTCAAAACAGAAAATGAAAACACCTAATAAACAACCACACAAACACACCTACGACTTAAAAATCTACAATGGTAGAATCAAAGTATATGTGGACGGATTTGTAATGTTCAGTTTCAACCAAATTGACTTCGTTGGGTATTACGCATACAAGGATGACACAAAATTGTATGGCTTGGATATCTATCTTAACCGGGAAAAAGCGGGTTCACAGGTTATGGAGATTTACTTCAAGACCAAGGAAAATTGGCTTGCTATCCTTGAATTGCTTGATAAGAACTTGTAAATTTAATCCCTATGAAAAACGAAACGGCAATTTTGCCAAACTCGTGTTATGTGCAGTGCGGTGATAATTTGGAACTACTAAAATCACAGCCGAATGAAAGCGTAAATATGATTTATTGCGATATACTTTATGGCACAGGTAGAAACTTTGGCGATTATCAAGATTTAAAGCCAATACGAAGCGAAATAGAAAGCCACTACCTACCAAGACTTATTGAAATGAAACGAGTGCTAAAACAAAACGGTTCAATTTATTTACAAATGGATTGCAAAATTAGCCATTGGTTACGCTGTTTAATGGATGATGTTTTTGGGTATAATAATTTTCGCAATGAGATTATTTGGTATTATATGAATAAAATACCCGATACAAGAAAAAAGATGTTTACGCAAAGCAATGACGTTATTTTATTCTATGCACTTGGGAATTATACATTTAATACCATAGAAGATGCAAGGGCAAAGCCAATAGTTGTTAGTAAAATAAAAAAGGTAAACGGTAAAAAAATATATGTAAAAGATGATGAAGGGAAGGGTATTTATGAGGTTAGGGATAGCAGAGTTGCAGATACCATTGTAAATATACCTATGCTTCATTGTCAGCCTGAAAGGACAGGATATGCAACTCAAAAACCAAAGGAACTAATAAGTCGTTTTGTTTTGGCTTCTACAGATGAAGGTGATGTAGTGGCTGATTACTATTTAGGTAGTGGCACGACAGCAGTAGTTTGTAAAGAACTTAACCGAAATTTTATAGGTTGCGACATTAATCCAAAGGCTATTGAAATAACAAATGCTCGTTTAGATGCACTTTCGTAGCCTTGCACATACCAATAAACATACGCAACCCCAATGACCTCAATTCAAATTATACCACGGAATGACACTGAACCCCACGAACAAAATCAGTGGTGCAAGTGTAATCCAATGCTTGAAACAGTAAATAACATCCTAATAGTTACTCATAACGCCTACGACCTACGGGAGGTAATTGAGGTTACAAATGAAATACTCAATAACGAAAACGCAAAAGATAAATGGGAAGTAATATTTCAGGACTAAACCTTCCACTTCCCCAAAGGGCACTCCTGATTAACCAACCAACACTTGCCCCTAAGCTTACCTACTTGTGCAATAAGAAAGCAATCACAAGCCATACACTTGTCCGCCTTACTTACCCTATCAGGATTGTGCTTATTCGTCAATACATTAAGCCTGTGAGGACACTGCCTACATATTTCCTTCCTACGCATATACTCCTCATTACTTACATAGTTCTCCTTCAACATATCCCCTATACCACTAATGAGGTTCTTTGCCTTGTCCCTGACACTATAATTAATCTGTCCGGCAACTAAGTTCCCCTCTATAATCTTACTCTTTTCTGAACAAGGTCGGCACACAGGCTCTTCTTGGATGTTATTGGTTTCTTCCATAAGGCAAATTTAATACTCATCATTAACTTCATCAAACCCATCTACCTCAATACTCATAATGTCCCCGTACTTTTCAGCCACCCCCGGTAACTCGTAAATCTCCCCAGTCTTAATCATATGCTCTAACATCTGCTCCGTTTTCTTCGTAACAATGTTCTCCGCAACACTCTCCGTTTCCATAAACCGCAAACTCAAATACTGCGTCCGCCTATCAGGCATTAACTTAACAAACACCCCTACCTTACACAGCCTACCCCCGAACTCAATAGGAAGCCTCAACAACCCTATAAAGTCCACATCATACTTCCCGTGCTTCTTACTATTCCTGTTCGCAAACCCCATCCCAGGGTTAATATGAGAGTAATACTGATCCAAATCTGAACCAGTATTCTCATCATAAAATCTACGCCTTAAAACGGAAGGTCGCCTCCCGTAGTCGGTGCTGAAGTTCCATGGCCCGTATTGTTCGTTGGGACCGATGCTCCAGTTCCTATACCTGAACTTGTCCCCGATGAAGTACTCGTGCCCGTACTGCCATTGCTTGTTGAAGAACCACCACGATAGAATTTCTCCCCCACCGCAGACACACCTCCACTATGCCATACTCTGCCACTCTTAGCCACACGAGCCCAAAAGCTCAACTTCATCATAGTCCCTGCCTCGTAAACCTCTCCCTCCTCCGTTACAATCTTAAACGGAAAACGACACACAACCTCTACCGAAGGCTTCCTTTCCTCAGGATTACTGTGGTTAATGTTAATGGTAGCCTGCCCTGGCTTAAGTCCCAAGTGGAACTCCGAGTACAATGTTTTCTCTGGTCTCATAATATTACTTACTTTAAACTTGTTACAACCTTTGGTAAGAACATCCAACAACAGTCTGTCCTTAATACATCCAACATACTTAACTTACATACACCTTTCTCCGCATCAACCCTATCATACAAATTGCAATTCACACACCTGTCCCCTAAGTCATTATCCGACTTCCCGTTAAACTCATTGAACGCAACATCCGTAACCCACTCCATATCCTTATCACTTAATTCAAGTATTTCTGTCATATCTCCAAATTCTTATTAAAATCAACCTTCCACTTCTCAATCAAATTCTTCCGATTCCTATAATCCGCCATATACACCACAATAGGATTCACAAACAAACACCAACCAAAACCTCCCATTGCCTTCCTTAACAACCCCTCATCCGCTAACTCCTTACACGCCCTATAATACCGCTTGTCAATGTTGTAATCCGTATCATCTACCCTCATAAACGCTAACCCCTTTACCTTAATCTTAATTGGCTTTATATACACATGAACCAACCCATCCTCAACATCACTACACAAAACCAAAGCACGAAGCAACCTCCAAGCATTATCACTTAACCCAAACAACGAAACATGTGCTTCCCCGTACAACCTCATATAACTAAAGTGGTCAATGCACATATTATTCAACCTCTTCTCGTAATTAGCATCCTTCGCATTCACAAAAACAAAAGTACAAACTAATATACAAAGTTACAAAAAACAGGACAGAAAGTGTCAGAGTAACCCCCTTTTTCGGACAGAAAGTGTCCGATTTTCGCAAGTTATGAAATTAAACACAAACATAAACAACTGAAAACCACCAATTTAATTTTTCAAAATTCCAGCCTATATTAGTCTAGGGAAACACCAAACAAACAATTCCGCTGATCCTTTCTTTTACACCAACCCTACCCTCCCGCAAACCAGTCGCACCAACCTGTATTTCCAACCAACTAACACGCCCAAACGCTACATTCACGAATATCACGACATCCCCTACTACACATTCGCTCATTCCGCTTTTTGGGCTGTAAACCACATAAACCAACAATACCCCAACCACAACTCAACATCAGCCCACAACCAGCCGCTTTAAATTTCATTCCCCCATGAATTTCGGGCAGTTCGCATTACCGACCCACCCTACTACAAATACAAAACAATCCACAACCCTCCAATGCTCCTACCCTCAATTGCAGGGGGAGATATATCAGGTTTTCTTTCTTAGGGCAATGTTTGATTGAAGTTTAACTACCATGCACTTACAACACAACCTTAATTGAAACGCAAACCAGAAATCCAATCCAAACCGATTTACATATTCTGTTGTGTGTGAAAAGTAAATTCAGCATAAATATCGAAACACTGAAAATTGATTAGCATGAAAAGTTGGGGATAGCACACATTAAGACTAATTACTAAATATCAAATTTTACCTCGAATGAAAAGTTGGGGTATGATTATATGCGAGCACCCCCGCCGGCCTGCGGTCCGAAAATCCGAAATGCGCAATTCCGATGAAGGGGGGGTCTCAATCCGTACGTATGCCTTCACCCTGCACCCCTGAGATTATCACTACTTATAATGTGGTTAATACCTTTATACATTCCCTTTGTGCCTGTTCCGGCTTATCCATTTGTTATTCAGTTAGTTACAATATGAATATAAATTTACTTAACATAATAATAGTTATATGTAACGGAAAAAGATAAATGTAATTAATCCCTTTGCCTTTTGTCCGGAGTGCATTCACTGAATGATCCCTTTATTTTTGGTTGCATCATTCCGGAATGTGAGTCCCTTTGTTGGAATTCCATAAAGGGAAATTACCCCCAATCCTCTCTCCCCTTCCTTCCCTTCGCTTTATTCCTTTATTCAAACCTTCACCAGATAAATTTTTCTAAGTTTAGTTTAGTGTAGGAATCATTCCTTTAATTGTGTTTTTTCCTTGTGTCCTTGCTTTATATTGTGTCTTATTTTGTTTCCTTAATTATTCTTTTTTTTTCTTATAGGTAAATTTTTTTGTGTTGGTTTTCAGGTAGTTATAATTTATTCGTAAAATTAAATTAAATATTGCTTGTAAAATCAAATTACTCGTTGTTGATTTGTGCATTCAATGTAATTAATCATTCACTTAAACATTTCAGTCATGCAAGATTTATTTTTATTTCCTAAGCTTCAACCTCAAAGAATTAAGGATATTATTCTTGAGGTTATCGGAAAGTATAACGGGTATTATGCTATGAATTTAGATGATACTTTATTGCTCATTGCTTATTTAGAAGAGGTTGGTTTTACCTGTTCAATCGATAAGGATGACAAGCCGTATAACCTAAGAAAAATTTAATATTCACCCTTCAATCCTTTCGCACCATGAAAAAAGTTAAAAATTACACAAAGCATATATATATAGCTTTGTTACTCTCAGTGTCCTATTTCGCCGTTCACATAATTACGGCCCTTATTCGTTCACTAATTTAATTTTCACTTTTAACACTTAAAACCATGTACAAAACACAAAAACAAGTTCGCACGGCCTTTTGGCAATTCCTGAAGGAATCAAATCCTGAGTTATTCAAGTTCGCAAAAGTAAGCAAGGGACAGAATGAACAAGTAACGGATATTCGTGTATCATTCACGGATTGGACGGACCACCTATTTAAGTCAGGACAAATCACCGAAAAACAGGTAAATAATTACACACTGTAAAACCAAAAATCAAAATGAGAACCATTCACGAAATCAAAAAAGAAGAGCAGGAAAAGTACAATCAACTCTTCAAAGAATGCCTTGTCTTTTGGGCTTTCTCTAATGAGCAATTCGTTGAGAACAAAACACCACTTCAAGACGGTGAAAAATATGTATCAATCGGTGCCGGTGGATATTTGCCGAAATCCAATGTAGGCAAATTAACCGAGGGAATGAAGTCAATTAGAGCATGGCACAAAGCAGAAATAAAGAAGAGTAAAGATTTAAGACGGGAATTTATTCTTTATGCCTTGAATAATCACGAATGTTTTTATACAGGGGATTATACAGATGCCTTCTATACTTTAGGCAAAGGATACACCAAAAAAGAAGTTTATCAGGTTTATCAGGCAGAAGTAGAGAAAAACAGGGAATTAGTTCACTGATGAGGCCTGAAGGCCGAAACACGGGAAATATTTCCCGTGTCTGAATCTTAAAACTTAAAAACCAATGAAAAAAATTTTATTAAATCCATTTTCTCATGCACTCGGCAAAAATCCACTCATGGAAACATCCGGTAAAATTGTATTCACAGACGGTGAATATAAAATTTACAGGCATTTTGACCGTCACTTTGTCCATACCTTCAAAAATATTGTAATAACCGAAAGGACAGGACCTAATAAGGACCTTATTAACGGATTGAAAAACAATATCAAACCAACAGGTGAAGCGTCAATTTATCATGACTTTGAGCGTCCCCAATGGGCCATAAATGAAGGCTTAAAAATCGCTAAGGAAATAAATTTTACCATTCAATAATTCAAACCATCAAAACTTAAAAACCATGCAAACCAAAAAACACATCAGCATTACCCAAACGGGACACGGACATTACCGTATAACTATGGACATTTACGGGAAACCGTTTAGTACAATTACCACGGATTCTTTTTCCGTGGACGAATACAGGGACCACGAAAACCAAAGAAGGTTAAACAGGGGATATAAAGCCCTATATAATTACCTTATGAAAGCCTACCGGAATAAATCTAAATAATTCCTTTGTCCTGCTCCCGTGGTTGGGATATTATTCGGGTTCGATCCCTGAAGCAGGAGCTAACCTTAAAACAAAAATTTATGCAAGTAAAACAATTCAATTTTTCGGAGCTTATCTCCGACGAAAAAATTAATTCCCGTACGGATTACGGGGATATTTCTAACCTTGCGGATAATATCCGTATAAACGGGTTAATAAAGCCATTAGAAGGCTTTGAAGGTCCTGAAGGCACATTCCACATTCGTGACGGATTCCGACGATTCCGTGCCTTGCAGGAACTAAGTTTACAAGGCTTTGAATTTCCGGTCCCTTGTTTAGTCAAACCTGAAACGGAATTTTCAGAAGCGGATTCCCTTTACCTTCAGATTAACGGAAATTCGGGAAAAAGTCTTACCTCTTTGGAACTATCGGAAGTTTTTCAGTCCCTCGAACTTGCAGGGGAAACTATCCCCGAAATTTGTAAGCGTTGTACCTATTCGGAACAGTATGTAAGGGATATTTTGTCCCTGAGTTATGCTCCTGGCGAAATAAAAACCGAAATAGAAACGGGGAAAGTAAGTGCATCTGTTGTTATTCAGGCCATGAAGGGGACAGACAATCCGGACGAACTTAGACAAATTATCGAAAGTTCAAAAGATTCAGAAACGGGGAAAGTAATTCCGGCAAAAGTAAAAACACAGATTCAGGACAAACGGGAAAGTAATTCAGGAAACCCGACAAAATCACCAGCAAAGGGATTAGAACAAGCGGAAAAAGTTTTGATAGAACTACACGCTCAAACCGGAATTGATTCCATATTGCTTATATGGGAAGCCATTCAGGGGAATATTCCTGTAAGTTCCATAGTCCTTAATGTTAAACAAGAAATTCAGTAATAAATTAACCTTAAAACCTTTGTAAAAATGAAAGTAAATCCTTCCTTCCTTATCAAAATTCTTGCACCAATGCAGGCGGTAATTCCGAAACGGCATACTTTACCTATTTGCGAATGCCTGAAAATGGATTCCACAGGATTCACGGGTACAAACCTTGAACAATGGATTCACATTCCATACAAGAACCTTCCTGAAGTATGTATAAATTTTCAGGAATTTATGGAAACCTTAAAAACCTTAGGGAATCAAATTGTAGAAATGCAGGTGGAAAAAATTCCCGTTGCTGGCGAAGTAAATTCAGATTCAGAAGGTAATTTATCAACCTGCTATACCTACAAAATTACATTCATAGCAGGGGAAATGACCATGACCTCATTCGGGGAAAACAATTCTGAATTCCCTTCGATTCCCGAATTCATTCCTGAATTCAAAACTACAATTCCGGACCTTACAAGCTTTGTCCCCTTTGCAAGTACTGATGATAACAAACCTTCTATGAATGGGATATTTGTAGGCAAAGATATTTGTAGTACCGATGCACACAGGCTAAAGGTAGAACTAAACCAATACCATAAAGAAGGGAATTTAGATTTTCTTATTCCGGCAAAGGTTGTTCCTAAAATTCTGAATGCAACCAGGACCATAGAAGTAAATTCAGACTGTTCACGGGCAAAAGTTCATTTAGATTTTGGATTCTTTTATACTCGTTTAATGTGCGACAAGTTCCCTGATTATCGGAATGTGCTCCCTGAAAAAACAAACACTTTTGTAATTATTAACAGAAACGGCCTTATTAAAGCTTTAGAGGCCTGTTTGAAGTACACCAACAAAACTGTTCCAATGGTTAAATTTATGCTTACAGATGACAAATTAAGCCTATTTGCTGAGGATATGGATTACTCAAAGGAATTCAGTACCACAGTTCCTTGCGAATGGACAGGAGAAAATGGGTTTTTGATAGGATTCAATGCAAAGTATTTGATTCAGGTATTAAAGGACAGCAAAAGTCCTGAAGTTACTTTGAACCTATCAACACCCAACAGGGCTGCATGGGTTGATGATAACTTTATAGTTATGCCTGTTATGATTGAAAAACCTGTTTATGTAAACGAGGAACCTGAAACAGAGGAAGTAGAGGAAACAGAAACAGAAGTAGAGGAAACAGATATTCCTGAAGTCAAAAGCTCAAAAATCATTATTGCTTCAGTTCAAAAATTCTAATTCACATTTGATTCCGGAATTACATTTGGGTATTCAGGTAGGTTCGATTCCTGCTTCCGGAACTAACTTAATTTACAAACCTTATGAGAAAGTTCAAACCAAGGCCACCAAAACCACTAACAAGGGACGAGGTAATTACTGTTGTCCTTATCCTGCTCACAGGATTATTTGTCATCCGTCACACTTTATTCAATTTCTAAATGAAAGTACTATTTGCATTCCTAACAGCAGGGATTCTTTATTCCTGCTCAGTATCAAAACACAATGAACCTTCGAGGCTTCATTATCCTGAGAAATGGATCTACCACCAAGCAAGTATCCACAAACAAGGGTATGGGTTCTTTTTGTCCCATGATTCCACAGAAGTTTTGTTTGTCCCCAGAAACAGAAAGAAATTTCCAATGGTGAAGTTTTACCGTATTGACAATGATTTTTTTTACATTCCAAGTTCAAACCAATGAAGAAAAAAGAACAGTTCACAAACAGGGTTGAAAGCCTACATCGGAGATTCTTAGAGAATCTTTTGATTAAAACATCCATAGCCAAAAGAATGGAAGAAAAAAGTAATACTACCATAGGGCAGGAAACGGGTATGTGTAGGGTATCTGTTTACAATGTATGCCAGGGCAGGAACCTATCTTTGAAGTCCTTGTTGGCAGTATTAGATGCCTTAGAAATGGATTTAGTTATCCGTGTAAGGGAAACGAGCAAACGGGAAAGGGGGGACAAAGAATGAAAGCATTAATCATTTGGCAGCTCATTTATTGGGCACCGTTCCTTACTTACTTAGTCTTTGCTATATTCCTGAAGCGGATTCGGGGATACAATTACTACTCCGATATTCTGATTCATTCGTTTCTATCCTGCTTCATGATTACTTGGTTTATGGCATGGATTAATCTTTATGAAGTAGTGATGAACAAAAGACCGGACTATTAAGGATTCAGGTTGGCAGTAAAAAAAGAAACCCGGGCTTTAATTAGCTTGGGTTTTTTTGTGCCTTGCTTGGTCCTGAATTTCGGGTTGGATTAAACCTGAGAAAACGGGGCAAAACGGTTTTTAAAAATCACCGGGTAATAAAAAACCCCCACTTGTTAGGTAGGGGGTGAATGATTTTACTCCGGTTTGGGTTGCGGTTAATCTTTATCCTCTCCAAGTAGATAAAAAACAAAAGCAAATAACATAGCAACAATCGTTTCGGGAATAAGTAAAGAAGAATCAGAAATACTCCATTTTAATTCTGCCATCCATAACCCGTAATTGTGTATTAACTGGAAAACAAGGAATGCCAAAAAGAACGCAAATATACTTTTAAATAATTTTTTCATAACTTACTTACTCCGGTTGTTCGTCCGGCAACGATAGTTCTTTGCAAATTATTATAGTGCATCAACACATTCCTCGCTGTATTAATCTCCGCCTCGGTGCAGGTCGGCTTGTCCGCTTTGCCAAGTTTATGGCGGTGCAGGTGCATCAGGATGTCAACGGCTTTTTGGAGTTCCATAGGTTTGTTCGTAATATTCTGCACATCTATTTTCGTTTATCGGTACATCTTGACCACCATCCCAATAAGCGTTCTCTATCTGCTCCCGTTCCATTTGGAGTGCATCTTGTTTGAGCCAAAAAAATTTATCAATATCAAGATATCCATCTTCTTCTTCAAGTTTATCTATCTGTTCAATCAGAAATGTGATTGCGGTTTGCTGTTTATTTTCCATAGGTTTGTTCGTAATATTGTTCAGATTCAATATATGGCACACCATTTATTTTCCATTTAGGAACAAATTCATTCCCTTTTATAAAGGCTTGCTCAATATGCTCCCGTTCCATTTGTAGGGCTTGGTTGAGTAAATCGTTCTTGCCTGAATCGGATAAATGCTTCCAATCAATATTGGATATTTGCTCGAATGCCCATTCGACTGCTGTTTGTTGTTTACTTCCCATACTTTACAATTCTTTCAACATAATATTCAGGCAAGTTGTACGCCTGAGCCAGTGCCGGTATCGTTATACCGAGCGAGTAAAATGCTTTGATGTATTCGTTCCGTTTCATAGCACAATCATCTCAGAAAAACTATCATCTGCCCCACTGATTCGGTTCTGCCAAAACTGGACAAATGCTTGCAGGTCTTGGTTGGGTCGGTTCTTACTGAACCACCTCGCCAATCGTTTCAAGTCGTAGCCGGGGAATAGGTCGGAACTGACAAAATATTCGGTGTTGTTAATCCAGATGGTCATGGTCGTGTTGTTTTGCCGTGTAGTTCGATTGTTTGCATATTCAGAATAACGAGGTTTGGTCTGAATTGGTTACATTATTTTTACGATTCTTAACCCTGTTAGGCACATCGTATCGGTTGTGGCATCTTTGGCACATGGCTTTTAGATTCGAGTAATCGTTGTTGCTGATGTCGTGATCAAGGTGAGCAATGGTTAGGACGATAATAATTAACTTATAATCATCATCACTATACTCGTTGCAATGTTTAATAAGTTGAATTGCATCCATGTATTTTAACTCGCCAAACCCTGCTTTGTCGTGCATTTCATTTCCAGCGGTACGCTGAAATATTCCATTTAAATCACGATAACCAACCGCATAATTCTCCACTCCACAGCACTCACATTTATTATCAGCCCGTTTAAGAATATCCGGTCTGATTCGTGATTTCCATTCCGGGTGATATAGTTTATAATCAATTGGCATTATTTCGGTCGTGTTGTTTTTGATAATTTCCAATCTAATCCGGTGGGGAGGGTGAAGCCGGATGGTGCGAAACAGCCGTTCCAAAAACAACCTCTCGTAACCCACCCTTTAAAATAGCCGCTTTTAGTCTCATCGTACATATGAAATTCCGCCCACTCAGGAGCATTTGACCAATCAACGCTGTATGGGTTCGGTTC